ACCAGATGGTTTTGATTACGCTGTTGATTTTAGACAAATATTCTTTGGAAAATCTGGTTGAAAACGCTAGTGAACTTTAGTAGAAAACCGTGGGGGCGTTATATATCCGCCAGATATTGCGTTTTTTGCCTATTACGCCGCCCCCACGATTTTAAGACTTAAATTCTTTCACAGATGCCCGAAGTTTGGCTAATATTTTTTTGCCCATCGCTGGCATTCGTAAAAACTCTTCATCTGAAGTTTTATCGATTTGCTCAATTGTTGTTATTCCATTGTGCAGCAGAACCCGAATAGCTTGTGTATTTATGTTCAGATAACACTGGTAATCTCTTTTATCTATCCAATGGTTTTTTCTTTTTGTGTCGTCCAGAAAAACAGAAAATGTATCGCCTTCTTTTTTATACCGTCTTTTTGCCCGTTCAACCCGATCAAGGTGCCGTTCTTTTTCACGGCCTGACATATAAATGACCCAAGCGCGATTGGGACTAACGCCCAATTCTTTTCCTAATTCTTTGTAATTCAGTCCTTCTTTTTTTAGCTCAAGAGCTTTTTTCTCTCTTTCATTCAGGTTGTAAGTTTCATTTATGTTCATTTTTTATTGCCCTTTCTAATATTTCGACTAGACGCTCTAGTTCTTCTCCATGTTGTTGGGAATGTGGTATTCCCATTCGTTTGCCATCATATTGTAAAATATTTGCCTTGCGTTTTATGGCGCCGAGCGCGGATTTTACATCTTGGTTCATGGCAAATCATCCTCTTCTCTATTAAGTATACCCCCGACGACCCCGAGCCATTTACGCGGCCCGTTTCTTGTACGTTTGAATTGATCGATGCGTCCATCGTTTTGCAGTTTTGTAACTGTGTCTTTAATTGTGCTTTCCCCGAAGCGAACGATGTTTGCTGCGTTAATATCTTCTACAGGTGCAGTCCGAACGGCTTCATAGATGCCGTCATGCTGACCACCTTTTGTGACTGGGATACCGCGCTCTTCACGCTCCCTGATAAAGTTAAAGACGTATTCGGTACGATCCCGAACCACTTGTGATCCTTTGATTGATCTTATGTCTTGGCTGCGATCTTCGAGCAAACCTGTATCTGGGTTTCTAATAAAGTGTCTGATGTCCCGATTGGCAGGGCCGTTAGCTTTTACGACTGCACCATCAAACACTGCGTTGCGCGTGTATTTTATATTGAGTTCTTTGCAGCGTGATTTTGCTGTGCTTTCGTCTACTTGCCATACAGAGAACGCAGAGCGTACACCGTCTACGATAGCTGATGTACCCCGAATTTTGTTTCTAGCCTTTTCTGGGCTGTCTATGGGGCTGTCATCGCTAACTTTAGCCATATGGTGGTTTACCATAACTGTGGCGCCCGTTTCGGTTGACATTCGCGCCAACAATCCCATGAACGCCGCTCCTGCTGCGGGGTCAGCATTTACATCTGCGTGGACAAAAGATGCCATGGGGTCAATTACGATCAGCGCGAGATCGTCTATTTCTTTAATCTCTTCGTAAATTTTATCGAACTGCTCAGATATCCCATATGAGTTGCCATCTTTAAGCATAATGGGGAATACACCGCCTTCGTTTGGCAGAGGTACAACGATTAGATCGTGTTGGTAGGTTGCACGTTTATTCATTGGATCAAGGCGAGAGACCCGGCGATGGAGTTCATCTCTGTCATCTTCTGCTGAGAGAATGATTGCAGAGCCGTGTTGAGAAACAAGGCCACCAAATGAATTTTGCATACCTTCGCCCGATGCGACTTTCATTGCGAGATCAAGCGTCATCATACCTTTACCGCTGTCACCTGCCGCTGCGAATACAACTGGTACACCGAGCGGTATTGTATCACCGATTAGGTACTTTTGATCTGGCGCCCGTCCTGTAAATTGGTTGGCTACGAGTAAGTGTTTGCTTTTGAGTGACAGCGTTTTCTTAACTGTATGCACTGGACTGTTAAGAAACTTGGGTATGTCGAACCCTTCGTCCACTGCGTCTGCCGCATCCCACTTTTTAGGTTTACCTAGGGGAATGTTCAGCATTGTTACGGATTTTGCACCCGCATTTTGCGCCAACTCTTGTATCATCTTGGCGTATTTTTTACCCGCATCATCGTTATCGGGCCATATGATTAGCTCTTTGTCTTTAAGAGGCGAAAAGTCGTATTTTGTTTTTGACTTTGCTGAAAGCATGCCCTCGCCACCAATTGTGCATGTGGCGGTAAATCCGAGCTTGGTCAGTGCATCTGCGCATTTTTCTCCTTCGACGAAAACAACACGGTCACTATCAAGAATGTCTGGTAGATTATAAAGTGGTCTGATTCGATCTCCGAGGTAAGGAAATTGCCTGAATTGCTTCTTAGCTTTACCATCGTCTCCCCGCAGAATTTCACCCGCTTCGTCTCTATCTATATAGCGGCGAACCTGAAAAAGAATTTCACCTGCCTCTGATAGATATAAGTATTCTCCATCATGCGGGGAGTTGATGTCAAAGCTTCTTTTTGCAGGTTTTGGTAATTCTTCACTTGACTGGGGTTGGTTGAGGTGTGCTTGGCTGCACTGGGTTTTTAGGTGCTTGTATTTGAGGCGTGTCTAGATATTCTTTGAAGTAATCTGCTACTTCTGGAAGCGTCCACCCACGTCCTTTCATTAGGATTTTTGTGATGCCGCCAACGCCTTCGCCTGTGGCAAAATCCATGCCTTGCATGAACGTTGGACTAGATGGGTCTATGTCTATTTTTAGGGATTGACCTACTTCGCCCTCAAATGATCCGATTAGAAATTCGTTTCTTACGACTTTGCCGTTTATGAATGTTTGCTTTAATTCATCGATCTGAACATGGTGTGGCACTTTGTCAGAAATCTCTTTAACGATGTCCCTACCACCATATCTTGAGTTGCCAACTACTGTTAATCGCATTATGTTGTTCCTTGTATGAAACTTCTCTACTGTTAGGCCGTATCTCAATGCATCTGAGTGCGGCCCTTTTTTTACTTATCTTTCCAGCATGTCTCCCTAAACTCGCAAAACTTGCAAAGATAAAAGTCTTTACTGTTTGCGATGCGAGGTAGAATGTCACCCGCTTTAGAAGCAGTCAAGATATTTACGGCCCTGTCGCTGGATGACTGAGCCAACTGCTGATCGAACTCTACTAGCTCATAGTATATTTCACTGGTGTTTTTATTCACGACAGTAAACAGAGCCGGGTTTTCTGTTAAATCCATGTATGCCTGATACAATGCAATTTGCGTTGCATACACGGGATTTGCCTTTGCTACGCCCATACGAACGAATGCTTTGAACTTAGCATCGTTTGCTGACTTGTTTTCCCATAACGCGGGGTATGCCATATCAACTGGACCGCCGCATAAAACGCCGTCTATGTGGCCCCTGATTTCCCCATCTGCGATGGAGAACCCAAACTGATCGCCTTGCTTATCTTCTGTGCGTAGGTCAAATCCTGCGTCTCTAAACCACTTTGCTACATAGTCTTCGATGTTGTGACCGAACTCAAAAATGCGCAGTGTTTTTGCGCTAAAGCCAGATGATTCGTCTGGAGTGTAGTTAAGATAACGGTACTGCACTTTGCGTCCGCAATCTTCACCGATGCTAGATGCACCTAGATACTTTCTCTTTCCGCGCCGTTCGTTTTGTCTTTGTATTCCAGCATCAATCGCTGCAGAAATGGCCTCTGTCACTGGATTAGAACGGGATACTTGTAGATGGGAAAGTGCCTGTTGACTTAAAGTACTTGTCTTCGAGCGTTCCAACGCTGATCTCCTCAGATAGTGGTTTTGCCTCTTGCAGTGCGAATATTAAAACCTGCACTTGATCTTCTGATAGGTCACAGAAACGTGTGTCCCATCCAAACTTATCTAATATAAATGCCAGTTCTTTTATTGGCTCTGGTGCTGATAGTACCGTCAATTCATACTCTCCTCTGATGTCAGTAGCAGATCAAATATTTCGTCTGCGTCTATGTTTGGTTCTTCTTTATTTTTAAAATTCATAACAATCTGATGCGAATCGCTCATCGTAACTGTCACGCTTCCAAATAACATTATATCTTTAGACTTTCTTATTTCGGCATCGATTAACTCTGATATTTTGTTTTGTATATCTATGTATTCAGCGTTATCTTCGAACTCAATTTCCATGTCATATTCTTCAGTATACGTTTGTATTTCGTCTTTTTTACGCGCGATAAGAACATTGACATCGTAGTATTCCACAGAATCACTCCTCAGAATTGTTGTGCCTCAACCATAACGCCAATTCTGCCATAAGATACTTAAATTCTGACGGATGTATTTTGGCTACAAGTTCCCCGTCATACCACACTTTTAGGCAATCGTCATATACTGCCCATCTTGTTCTTACATCTTTCTTCATAGGTGCTTCTCCACTGCTTTTTCGATTACAAATCTATTCCACATAAAGTTAAGCATGCATGCTGCTTTGTACTTTGTCCAAGAAAGGTCAAACGCGCTGACTTCAATGCCTTGTTTGCGCAAGTGATCGACCTGCTTTTGGCTTGGAATTTGATTTAACCAACGTCTTGTTTTCTTGGCTGCTTCCCCTTCTTCTATTGCGCGTAAGAAGTCATCCGCCGCTGCAGTGGCTTGTGTTGCTGCGCCAACAGAAAGAACGCGCAACCGACCGCCTCGACCTGTTACTTTTCCGAATGCAATGCTTAGGTCTGATGTGTTCGCAACGCCGACAAAGCCATCGAAGCCCATAGCCATGCGCAAAGAGTTGTCACCAAATAGATCAATCCAACGGAATGGTGACATCTTCATGAGGTCATACTCTGACATTTCGAAGTGTTCGAGCGTGTGCTTTTCCTTGTCTGCAGGTGGTATTTCGTATCCACAGACAGGGCATGTCATAACGCTCATAGGGATTTCGGCTTCGCACTCTGGGCATTCTTTTACAGGCGCAATGCCTTTCTGCTCTCTATCGTCCAGATTAACGCTGTCTTCGAGTGAGCCGTGGGTTAGAATGCTTGTGCCAAAGTCTAAGACGATACAGTCTTTCTTTTTAATCCCGGGAAACTCTTCTGGATCGACTGTGCGTAGGCCACGCCCAATCATCTGTACCATTGTGCCCTTTTGTGAGCATGGGCGTGTTAAGACAACACACGACACGGGCGGACTGTCGAAGCCTTCGGTAAGAACTGCAACATTCACGACGACCTGTATGTCGCCATATGTGAGGTTGTGCAGCAGTTCAGAGCGTTCTTCTTTTGGCGTTTCACCAGTGACCATTCCTGCACTGACGCCTTGACGCACAAATTCTGCAAGCAAATCTTCTGCGTGTGTAACTGTGCTGCAAAACACAACGGTC